TACCGTTCATCGTGTAGCGGTCTTCGGTCCCGCCTGCCGCCAGCGTCACGTTCTCGTCGCACACATTCGCGGCGGCGATCAGATCGGCTTCGTCGATGCGCGTCGCGTAGTCCACGCCCAGGCCGCGTATCGGGTCGGTTAGGTAGTCGGCCAGGCAGAGCGCCGCGTTGGCGCTCCAAGCCGTTGTCGCGGTCCGAGGATCGTAGACCTTCTTGCCCTTCACGATGGCCGTGATGTTCGGAATGCCGGATGCGAACAGATCTGAATTGTGGGTCAGCCGGACATAGATGCAGGCCCTGCCGCGCTGCCGGTGGTCGGCGGTCCATTTGTCGGACGCCTCGGCGATCAGGTCTGCGAATGCGGTCTGCGCGTCGGTGCCGAGGGCCTTCTTGATCCGCACATAGCCCGCATACCGGCCGGTGGCGTTGCCGTTCACGTCGAGCGGCACGACCTCGTCATCGAAGTAGATGTCTCCGATCTCCTCGACCTCGTGACCGGCCAGCGTGATGATGAGATGCAGGCGCGAATTGCCGTCGGTCGTGTGCAGGAAGGTGATGGCGCCGCCGGTGCGGACTTGGCCGTAGACGACGCGCCACGGCGTGATCGCTTGCCTCACGGACTGCGTGCGCTGCGCGCCTGCGAACGGGTCGGAGAGCTTTGGCTGTTTCGGGCGGAACACGGACCCGGCAATCGAGGTCAGCGTGATCGACGCGACGAGCCCGATGCCAGCAGAGATCAGCGCCGACCCGAGGCTGCCGCCCGTCACTGCGGCTGCGATCACCGGCGCGATGAATGCCATTTCAGACGCTCCACGCAGCGACGATGCGGTGCGCGGGCACCATGGCAAGGCCCGCTTCGCTCAGGCACGCCACGCGCGACCCCACGACCACGCCGGTCGCCTCGACGCCGCCGACCTCCACCAGCACGACATCGCCGCGCTTCGCCATGCGGACGTTGTTCATCGCCGGGCCGAGCGCCTTCGTCCACGCAGCGCGCAGGCCGCCGCCGGAGATCAGCCACAGCGTGTCGCGTGCTCCGGCCTCGTCGACGTATTGGCCGCGGTAGAGCGCTGCCGGGTCGGTGTCGGTCATGGCCAGCACGCAGTCCGCGGCGAACAGGCCGCAGTCATGCGAGCCCCACTTGAACGGCTTGTCGCGCGCCTCTTCCAGCGCGGCGGCGAGGCGGGAGGGCCAGTCTTCGCGGCGGGTCAGCATCAGCGGCCCCATGTGATCTGCGCATCCTGCAGGCTTGCCACGTAATCGAACCCGAGGTCGCCCGGGAAGTCGATCGCCTGATCCTCGGGCGTATACCGGCGCTCGCGGGCGCGCTCAAGGTCGATCAGCTCGCTCTCGTAGCTGATCGAGATCGTGGCCGTTTCGGGACCATCCTCGATCGCCGGAACGTCAAGGCGGCCCTCGAACTGGAGGATCGGATCGGCCACGATGCTGCCGCCGGAGAAGAACGCGAGGTAGACCCGGCCGATGCGGCCCGAGCGCGCATCGCCAAGCGCGGCGGACAGGAGGTCCGACGGCACGCCGGAGAGCGAGACCGTCATCCCCGAGGCGCGGACCTCGGCGGTCTCGTCGATGCCGCTGATGCCCAGCAGATTGCCGGTGCCGGTCCAGGTCTTGCTGTCCCAGGACAGGGTGCCGATGCCGGACCAGAGCCGGACCCATCCCGATGCGAACTCGCCCTCGAACAGGATGCCGACTTCGACGGAGGCGGCCTGCAGCTGCGTGATGACGCTGGCGGTGAGGTCGCGCGCCATTAGATCGCCTCGACCGCGCCGAAGGCGATGGAGTAGCGGAGGCCAGCGCCCTGAAGGCTCCAGCCGCTTTGATTGCCAGCGAGCCGGAAAAGGCCCCTGGCGTTCGATGTGGTGACGACCGCGTTGTCGGCGGGGCTCTCGCGCAGGCGCGGCCAGATGTCGAGCGTGATCTCGCCGGCGGCCTCGGTGGCGTCGACCAGGATCTTGTAGAGCCGGTCGCCGACCTGCAGGTAGTCGCCCGCCTTGACGGTGGCGCCGGCAGAGAAGCCGTCAACGAGCAGCGTCTCGCCGGTCTGCGAGCCGCCCTTGACCAGTGGCGTTCCGGCCCAGGTTCCGCGCGGCGTGGCGCCGCCCGGGTCGCCCAGCCGGAACGTGCCCCAGGCGCCGCGGAGCGAGGTCAGCGCAGCGATCCATTCCTCGGCCGCCGGACGTTCCATTTCGGCGATCGTAACGTCCGCCTCCCACCGCGCGCCCTGATGGCGGACGAGCTGCTGCTGCAGCGTGAACGGCGAGGTCGAGACGCCCACGACGTTGCTCGCGCGGAACTCGACGGCCGCATAGCCGCCGGAGGTCGGGAGCGCGATCGGATACGAGATCGGCATCGGTCAGGTCCCCATCGCAGCGGCGAAGCTGCCGCCGCGCATTCGCGCATCGGCGACAGCGTCGACGGTCTGGCGCTTGATCGCTGGCATGAGCGCGGCGATCTCGGCGCGGACGGTCTGCGCGACGCCGACGCTGATGTTGATGGTCTGGTTGACCACGGTGCCGCCCGTCTGGCCGTTCGGGATGATGCGGCCGGAGCTGCCCGGCATGAACAATTCCGGCCCCTGCTCGCCGACCAGATAGGCCGTGCCGCCGCTCACCGGCCCACCCATCGCGCGCGGGCCGCCGAACGGGACCGAGGTCGAGCCGCCCGGGCCGCGAATGTCGCCTGGGCCTGCGAGCAGGCCGCTAATGAGGCCGCCGATGCCCGAGATGGCCGACGTGGCGAGCCCGGCCAGTGGCGTGGTCACGGTCTGCCGGACGATGATGCGCGCGATGTCCTGCGCGATGCCGCCGAGGACGCCGCGCAGCTTCTCGCCGCGCACGATGGCGTCCTCGAATGCGGATTGGAACGTCAGCCCGAGGTCGCGGGCGACGCTGTCCGCCTCGCGGGTTGCGCGGATCTGAACCTCGGTGACCTGGACGGTCTGCTCGGTCGCGCGGCGATAGGCGGCGTCGGAGGCAAGCCTCAACTCGGCTCGCCGCTCTTCGCTCATTATGCCCTGCTCGACTGCCTTGTTCAGAAGCGTCTGCTGATCGAACCACCGCCTAGTCGCGGCGGCTGCCGGATCGAGAACATTGACCAGCGAATCGACGTCGCTCATGAACCGCTTTCGGTTCTCCTCAGCCTGCCGAGCATCGTCATCGTCTTGCCGCCTGCGCTCGCGCATCTTTTCGAGCAGCGCATCCAGTTGCCAGCCCTGCTCGCGCTCTTCCTGCGTTCTGTCCGCGGCCGCCTTCCTCAGTGCGTCGTAGATCGGGATCTGCTCGCGAAGCGCCTTGATCTGCGCTTCGAGGATCGCCGGGCGTCCCGCGTCGACCATAGCGCCAGCGCCGAACGGATCATCCCGGCCGCCAATGCCCTGCTGCGCAAGCGCGGCGCGGATCGCCTCGGCCTCGCGAAGCTGCCCCTCAAGCTCTGCGAGGCGTCGACGCGCGCGGTCTCCAGGATCGCCGGCCGCGCGCTGCTCGGCCTCTTCGTTGAACTTCTTGATGGCGTCCGTCAGCGTCTCGATCTCGCTCTTTGTCGCTTTGGCCGCATCGCGCGCGGCCCACATCTGATAGGCGACGCCGCCGATCGCCAGCGCCGCACCGGCCACGGCACCGAACATGCCGAACATGCCCAGCATTTGAGAGCCCTGCTGGACGAACGCCGTCACCGCGGAGCCGCCCGCGGCGACCTGCGAGGCAAAGTCTCCGATCTGGTAACCGGCTTGCTGCGCGACCGCGCCGAAGTTGCGGCCCTGCGTTGCGGCTGCGGCCGTTGCCGCGCCGAGCGCGGCCGTGGCAGACGCAGCGCCGAGGTATTTGGTCTGCGCGAGCGAGATCAGTTCCGCGCCGCGGTCCTGCGTGATCCGGCCACGCTCGACCGCCGCGTTGACCCGATCGACGGCGGTCTCGTAGCGCCGTTGCGCGGCGAAGCCCTTGTCGAGCGAGGCCTCGAGGCGGTCGATGCTGGATTGGGTGGAGACAAGGCTCCTGCCGACGCGCGCCTGCGACTGCTCGACCTGCTCGCCGCTGCGGGCCATGCCCTCATTCGCCCGATCGATCTCGGCGGCGCCGCGCGTGTACTCGCTCGCATCGAGGCCCGCGCGGAGGATCGACTCTTTCGGTGCATTGATCATTTCCGGCTGCCCTCAATCTCGCCGCGCACGGCGAAAAACTCGCGGTCGATCCGCATCAGGAGATGAGCCTCGTCCGGCCTCAATTCGGCGCTGGTCAGGCGCGACCATGCGTCGAGATCCGACCACGCCAGCGGCTCGGGGCCGTTGAAGCCGACGCGCCGACCTTGGTGGAGGTCGAGCCATGCGGCCCATAGGTGTTCGCCCCAGGCGGGCAGCGGCGGGCCATCGAGGCCAGCGGGTCGGCGGCCAAGCTGGCGCGCCACGCTTTCGAGGTGGTCGCGCTTTCGGCCACCCTTGCGCGGAAGATCGAGGTCGAGGCGATGGCGCGCGAAAGCGATTAGGTCGCCGTCGCGCGCAGCCAGTTTCCCAGGTCGCCGACGTGCTCCTCGACCTGCCGCCTGATCCACGCGAACGTCTGGTCGGTCATCAGCTCGCGCTTGGCGGCGTCGTCGCACGGCACGTCCATCGCGTCCCCGGCCAGCGAGAACAGGCGCCATCCGGCGATCAGGCAGACGAGCATCTCGACCTGCTCGGCCTCGATGTCGTCGGCGGTGAGGCGCGTGGCGCGCTTCTCCAGGCGCGCGATGGCCGACGTCCTGCGCTGCGCTGCCGCGGCGCGGCTGTCGAGCGACAGGACGTCGATCCACGCGGGCTCGCCGTCGCGAGAGACCAGCGCCGGGCGGCCGATTGTCGGGATCGAGAGGAAGCACCGCGACGGCTTGTCGACCGGCGCGGCGAGACCAGCGAACTTCGACATGCTCAGGCCGCCGTGTCGTGGATGCGGATGGTGGTCGTGTCGCGACCGGCGACCGCGCCGGTGTAGCGCAGCGCCTGAAACGGCAGCGTGATCGTCTGGCCGCCCGCGCCGCTCAGCGGCATGTCGGCGCCGCCGAACTTGACGCGCGGCAGGTAGATGCAGATCGCATCCGCGTTGGCAGCGGACCCGCTGTCGACGCGCACGATAAGCTGCAACTCGCTCTCCGCGTTGAATGCGTCGAACAGCGCGAAGTCCTCAAGGAATGCCGTCACGGTCCCGGTCACGTTCGCGCGGCCCAGGAAGATCTCTGGCGCGATCGACTGGTTGATGACCGCGCCCATCTCCGGGCCGAGGTCGAGCGAGATGTCGAGGCCGGTCACGACTGCGAGCGGCGACGTTCCGGCGTCCGGCGACAGGATCAGGCCATTGGCCGACGCGCAGGCCGTCGTCGTGGTCGCGGCGCTCGGCGAGGTGAAGTAGGGCGCGCTGCCGGAGCTGAACGTCGCGACGTTGCGGCCCATGATCGGAACCTCGATGGTCGAGAGACCCGTCGCGGGCAGGCTCAGCGAATAGCCGGCGACGCGGCACTCGGTGAAGAGCCGCGCTTGGTCGAGATCCTCGTAATAGACCTCGAAGCCGTACTTGCGCGACACGAACGAGGACGCCGGAACGATGGTCGTCTTGCCCGGCCGCGAAAGGGAGAAGCTGCTGTCGGCGACGGCGTCGGTGGTCGGCGCCGGGTGGACGGTGACCGTGCGGTTGCTGGTGCCGCCGAACGCGCGGATGACGAAGTTTCGGTCGTTGTTCGCGGCCGTGGCGAGGTTCGAGAAGCGGATGATGTCGCCGACGCGCAGGCCCGAGGTCACCGGGTCGCCCGCGGAAAACACGAAGGTCGAGGCGCTGCCGTCGCTGGTCACCGACGTGAAGTTCGCGTTGCCCAGCGACAGGGCGCTGACGGCGGTGTCGCGGTGCGCGGCGACCATCAGGTCGAAGTAGGTCAGCGGCGACAACTCGCCCGAGATCGAGCCCTCGACGCGGCGCAGGCCGTGGCGATAGTCGGCGATCTGCCGGTCGGTGCGGATCTCCTCCGACTGGTAGGCGTCCTTGACGAGGTTCAGCGAGGCCGACACGCGGCGGAGGATCTGGCCGCCAGAAGCGCCGGGATCGGTCGAGGTGCTGGGCTCGCTGTTCGCCGTGATGGAGCCCGAGGAATAGGCCTTGTAGGCGACGCGCGCCTGGATGCCTTCGGCCAGTGCCATTTTCTATCTCCTACGCTTGAAATCGGTATTGGAACGGGAACGAGGCGCCGCGCATGAACCATGCGCCGTTGAGGCGGGAGGTGTCGGCGATGCCGATGATGGGGCCGACGAATACCAGATCTCCGTCGCGCCTTGCGCGCAGTGCGGTCACAGCGTCATCGAGAAGGTCGAGCGTCACGTCCTCGCCGAGCCCGGCCTCGGAGAACACGCGGACCGCAACGGCGCCGATCCAGATGCGGTCGTTCGCGAGCGAGCCGCCGCCGAATGCGCGCATCTCTTCGCGCGCGAACTCGACATGAGCATGAAGCCAGTGGCGCACCTCGCCGGGCGTCGGTGTGTCCGGATGCGCGTTCTCGTGCCAGACCACGCGGTAGATGTCGCCGTGCGGCCAATTCGCGTCCCAGACGGCCCTGATCGCGTTGCGGATCGTGCTGCGCAGGCTCATGCCCGGTACTCGTAGGCCCAGGGGATCGCGGTGCCGCGGACCATCCACGCGCCGTCTTCGGTGGCGCTGTCGAACAGCTCGGCCTCGCCGTCGATGAACGAGAGCCCGGCCTCGCGGCGCGACCGGAACACGGCCAGCGCGTCGTCGAGCAGGTCGAGCGCGTCGTCGTCGCCGTAGCCGGTCTCGGCCATGACGCGGATCTCGACCGTGCCGCGCCACTCGCGATCAGCGGCGTGGCGACCGCCAGCGAAGCCGCGGACGTCCTCGACGTCGAAGTCGACCGAGATATGCAGCCATGCGCGGGCTTCTCCGGGCTCTGGGACGCTCTCGTTGTCGTTCTGGTGCCAGAGCACCCGGTATCCGCTTCCGTGCGGCCAGCGCGCATCCCAGGCGGTCCTGATGGCGTCGCGGATCACGCGCAGGGTTCCGGGCGGCGCGACCAGCTCAATGACCGGCGGCAGCGCCCCGATGGCGATCGCCGCGGCGGCGACCTCGATCGCCTTGCCTGCCGCGATGGCGGGCGACGCGGCCGAGATGGTGACCGCTGCGGCAGGAACCTGGATCGACTTGCCCATCGCGAGCTGCGGCGCCAGGGCCGCCAGCACGACAGCGGCGCCGGGCGCGGCGATGGACTTGCCCGCCGAGATCGCAGGCGTTTCTCCGCCCATCAGGATCGCGGCGGTCGGAACCTGCAGATCGACGCCAGAGGAGGCTTGGATGGTGGGCGCGGCGGCCGACAGTGCGATGACCGCGGCCGGAGCCGAGATCGACTTGCCGCCCCCGACCAGCGGCGCGGCGGCAGCCAGAGCGATCGCGGCGGCCGGGGCTGCGATCGACTTGCCAGCGACCAGCGTCGGCGCAGATGCGGCCAGAGCGATCGTGGCCGCAGGGCAGGCAACGGATGCGCCGGTTGCGGCCTGGATGGTGGGCGCGGCGGCGGCGATTGCGATCGTGACGGCAGGCGCCGCAACGGACTTGCCCGACCGGACGGCGGGCGCCACCGCGGCGAGTGCGATGGCCGCGGCCGGGACCGAGATGGACTTGCCGGTCGAGATCTGCGGCGCGTTGGCTGCCAGCGAGATCGTGGCGGTCGGGCAGGCGACGTTGACGCCGATCGCGCCGTATGTGTGAGCGACGAGGAAGAGAAGGCCCTGCAGGCCTGTCGGATACGGCCCGACGCTGACGCGCGGCTCGGTCGCGGATATCGTGATCGAGGCGGACGGGACGTTGATGGTGGTGGGCGTCGGGTACAGAGCCGCAAAGCCCGGCGCGCGCGTCCTCAGCATCTCAGTCCCCGATCAGCGGCGGGCGGTTGGAGAAAGGGTGGTCGGCGGCGAGGGGGATGGCCCATTTCCAGGAGAGGTAGCCCTCGACCGCCCGTCGCGACGCCAGGGACATGGCGGCACTAAACCAAGCAATCTCGCAGATGAACCCGGTAAAACCCTGCGAAGCAGAAGAAAAGCCGCCGATGTGAGACCCAGTCTGCCCCTCTGTTCCGGAATATGTTCCGGCGTCAGCCCCGTTCTGCGCAAAAGCGCCCGAACTCAAGCCGTCCATAACTAGGATGTAGTTCTTGTCTGCCACCAACGGGTTGTCGCCGCTGCTCGGCCTGTTTATCGACGAGCCAAATGTGCCCCATGCTCCATTATTTACTTTTGCAAGCAGCATCGACCCGGCGCCAGATCCGCCATCGGTTGCGCAGATCCCGCGGTAACTCCCAGATCCCGCCCCGCTCGCTGTCGGCCTGACCGCCGCCACCATAGCGACGGCAGAGCTTCCTGCCGAGGTGACCAGCATATTGGTCGATCCGCTGAACGAAACGGCATTCAGCCCGTTGAAGCTCTCGACTGAATACGTAGCGGCGCCTCCAGTAGCGTGACGCCCGTTCCCGCTCTTGTCGCTCCACTGGGTGATGACGCCGCCGGACTGCGCGATCGTCGAGATATCGGCCGCGTCCCACCATCCAAACGGCCGCAACACCGCCGGCGTCCACAGCCGCCGCTGAAGGATGGCGGTGTCGTAATCGTTGATGCCGCGAGGCATGTCAGGAAACGTCCTCGTTGTACGGGATCATGTACAGTTCATTGCCCGAGGGAGGCAGGGTAGCACCGGCGTTGTTCACGAGGCTGAACCGGATGCTGAACGGGTACAGGCGCACCATGGGGATGATGTTGATCTTGGAGGCAGACCCAGGAACCAGCGGCACGACGTAGACATCGCCGCCAACCTTGTTGCTTGTGTCCGTGCCGTCGTTCAGCGTCAGGCGCAGCGAAACAGACCCGCCGGTGGTCGAGTTGAAGTTCCCAAGCTTGATCGTCGCCGCCGCGTAGAGGTTCCGCAGCGAGGTGTTGTCGTAGGTGACGACCGCCGACTCCGAGCCGTTGGCAAGGCTGTCGGCTGCCGAGGACAGGATGTTCGAGCTTCGGCCAGAGTTGCTGGACCACTTCGCGACCGCCATGTCACTTGCCTCCGCGCGCCAGGCCGACCGCCCGCGCGTCAACCACTACGCCATTGGCCTCGGCCCAGGATGGATGCCGGGTGCGCCGCGACAGGGCCAGCAGCGCCTCGCCCTGTTCCTGCGTCAGGATCCGACCAGCAACCAGCGTCGCCAGCTGCGACCGAGCCGATGGCCGCGAGAGGTCGAGGCCGGGGCCGCGGATCAACTCCAAACCCCATTTGACCACCGGCGTCGTCTCGGCCAGCGTTTCGAGGCCGTCCAGGAACGTCGCCCCGGCCGATGGCCCGAGCGTGTCGAGGATCGCGCCAATGCCGATCTTCGTCGGCTCCCAGGTCTCGACCGCCGGGTACGTCGGGTCGGGCTGGTTCAGCGCCGCTGCAGCCTGCCAGTCGGGCAGATCCGCGAGGTCGGGCTGGGTGAGGCGGTCTGCAAGCGTCATTCTGCTCTCCTTCGTCACGCGGCTACGCAGCCGAACCATGGCGGTTCGCCGCCGAACTCGGTCGCAAGGCGGCAAGCATGTTCAACCCATGCGGCGGCCGATGCAACAATCATCCCGTGCGCTTGATCCAGAACGTCGTCGCTGCGCGGTGGCTCAACCAGGACAACTTGGTCCTGCGCGTAGAGGACCGCATCGATTTCGACCGCGCGGGTCATGCGAAGCAGCGGCATAAGCGTCACGCGAAGAAAATGTCGCCAACGATATCGTTGGCTGCGACAGCCGTCGTGTCGGCATCAGCGGCACCGGTCACCGTCGTCAGGGCGATGCCCGTCGAAAAAGCAATCCCGCCCTCAAGCGAAAACGCAATTGTACCTCCGGCCGGAATGCCGACCGAGCGAACCACTCCAGAGCCTGCGGTTGGCGTGGTCGTCTGATTGTGAAACTTGACGTAGACCTTCGCCGCCGCGTTATTGGTCAATACGAACCCAAGCAGGCGACCTGCGCCAGCTTTTACTACCGTCGCGTTGGTTGACGCGCCGCTTACAAGATGCGTTCCGCTCGCCGCGCCCGTCGCGTTCGCGCGGTATTGTTGCCCAACGTCGCCAATGGCAGCCGTGCCAGCGACGAGCGCGGGCTGGGTAAAGCTCGTCGTGACCGTTCCGACGACGCCGACTGGCAGTGCCGCTTGCTGACCAAGCGGACGGATGCCAGCAATGTAATAGGGGACGTTGGCGTTGTCTTCGATCGCCACAAAGCCGATGGTCCAGGTCGTCGTCGACGCTGGGTTTGTTGTGCCATTGTATGACCAGATGAACCAATAAAGTTCGACATCGTCATCGGGCAGCGCTTCAACGCGAGAGGCGCGCGAGGTTACGGATGGCGTTGTCGAGCTAGCGACAAGAGCGTCGGCCCAGCTGACGTTTCGCCCGTCAAGGTAGATTTGCATCATGTGACCGGGCGACGCGGTCGTATTGATTGTCGCCGTCGTGTCGCCGCTGTTCCATCCGTTGCGCTGAGCATCGACCGACGCATTGGTTGCGGTCGTGCCGCTGTAGGCGGCGCGAACGAAGTTCCAGCCGAACAAGTCGCAAGTGCCGCCGCCGGTCGTCCAGCCCGACACGGTCAGAACGAACGTGTTCGCGTTGGTAATCGACGCGATAGCGTAGCGCCCCGGTACGCCAACACCGCTCGTCGCGGTGATAGCGCCGACATACATGGACTGCCCGACATTATCGGCAGTGAAGCCGTGCGCCGTCTTGGTCACCGTCAATGTGGTGGCGGTGTTCGTGTAGGTGAGTCCTTCGCCAATACTGTCGGCCAACAACATCACGAAATTGTTGTTCGCTATGCGCTGCGACAGGATTGTCTTGTATCGCGCCGTCGCCGCACCGCGAAATGACTGCGTCGAACGTGCGAGGTATTCGCTGTTGGCTGTAGCGCCGGTCGTGATGACGAGGTTGCCGGACGCCTGCGACACGCCCATGCCGGTGCCGAGGCGACGCTGGGTGAATTTGTCGGTTTCGAGCAGGCCGGTTCCAACCTTGGAGAACGACGCCGACCAAATCTCCGCTGGCGCCTGCCGAACCGTTGCGCCGCTTGCAGTGGAGAGCGGGTGCGAAGTCGTTAGCGGAGGCAGCCCCGCATCTGTGACCGGCAGCGGGTTTGCCGACGACACGTCGCCACTGTTCACGCCATCCGCGCCGATCACCACCTTGATTCGCTGAAACAGTACGCCGCCGATATCATCGGCAGCCGCTGTCGCGCCGGAGCCTGGCGTGATGCCGATATTATCGGCCATGGATTAGTCCTCCGTGATGATCGTGCCAGAGTTGATCTGCGGCGTCACACCGTTGCTGACAGCGATATTCGGCGTCAGGGTGCCAGAGTAGAGGATCTTCCCCGTGCCGCTTAGGTTCGTCCCCACGGAGAAAAACGCCGCCGTCGTCGCCGCGCCGCCCGTCGAAGCTGGGAACGCCTGAAGCGCCGCCAGGCTGAGCGTGCGAGCCGACACCAAGAACGCCGCCGAAGTCCGCGCCACGCTCACGCGCGCGTAGGACGTGTAGCTGATCTCGTTCGTGGACTGGTTGCCAGACGAGCCAGGATCAGCCGTGTGCAGAGCCAGGAACAAGCCAGTCAACGGAGCCGCCGCTGCGTTGTCGGCCAGATTGGCGATTGCGCCGCCATTGAAGAACAGCTTCAGAAAGTCGGTGGTGAACGTAAGACCCTTGGGCATCTCAGCCTCTCCTCAGTACGATTTCGCGCGGTTCGGACATGACCTTGATCTCCCGTGGCTCGGAGGTGATCTTCACCTCGCGCGGGGAATTACGAGCCTGCATCTCCTCGCGCTTGGTCTGGGCATCCAGGACAAGCTTCTCCCGGTCCAATTCCGCCTTCAGGGCGAGCTTCATCTGCTCGATCTCACGCTCCAGGGCCAGCTTCTCCTGGGCGATCAGACGCTCGTTTTCGATCCGCATCTGCTGCATCGCCTGTTCCATCTGAAGGCGCTGCGCGTTGATCTGCGCTTCGATCTGCATCCGCTGCTGGTCCATGGCCAGTTGGGCCTGGAGCTTCTGCGCCTCAAACTGAAGCTTCTGCTGCTCGGCAACCACCTTCGGATCCGGCGGGGACGGCGGGATCTCCTCCGGGCTGCGCGGCAGGAGGGTGTCGATCTGCTCGATCTCCATCTCCTCCAGGAGTCTGCGCGACACCGCCAGGAGCGCCTGCGGGTTGTTGGCAATCAACGGGTTCTTGGTGGCGAACTCGAACAGGAACTGCGCCTTCTGCACCCTGGCCTGCTGACTTGCCAGCCGGGGATCGGCTACCGGCATGATCATCATGTCGGCCGCGAAGTCGTCGCCGGTGATCTCGTTCTGCTCGGTCCCGTCCGGCGTCAACGTGACAAACGCCTCGTAGCCGCGGAAGTACAGGCCGTGCAGGCGGTAGATCTTGTTCAGTTCCTTCGACCAGCTGTTCAGCAGGAACTCTTGGACCGAGGTGAAGACCACCAGGGCCTGGTCGATGAGCTGGCTGACCGTGTTGGGCTGAAGGACCTTCTGCACATCGCCCGATGCCGCGTCCGTGGTGGCGCCGATGCGCTGCGCCCTGGCCTCCAGCATCCCGATCGCCTGCATGACCGTCGGCGGGGGCGGCGGGAACGACAGCGTCTTGATGCCATTCTGGATGTCGTCCGTGCTGGCCGAGACCGACTTGAAGGAGCCAAGCTCGATCTTCACCGGCCCCTTGTTGATGTTCAGGCTCTCGGAGATGAAGCCCGACATGTTGCCGGCGATCGACAGCGTCGTGGCGTCGATGAACTGCCGCAGAAGCTTGTTGATGGCGATGTTCGTGTTGCCCAGCATGAAGCCCAGGCCGTAGCCGTAGAAACCGTCCGGGTTCACCAGGAAGCGGTAGTGGGTGTACTCCTCGATCGGCAAGCGGCCATTGGTTGGGCGGCCGGTCTCATCGACCTCGTAGCGCACCTCGATTCGGAGAAGTTCCTCCGAGGTTACATCGACCCAGACCTTGTAGGGCTCGGCAATGCCGTCACCGTCCAGGTCAAGGTCCCGGTGCTGCTCGATGATCTGGGCGTAGTCGTCGCTCTCGGACTGGATCTGGACGATGCCGCTGTCCTGGTCGTTCTGGTCCTGGATGGGCGACCGAAGCTGGCCGATCATCATCGGCTCGGGGGCTGCCAGGAAGTAGCCCTCAGAGGCCCGGATGCGCCCGTCGTTCAGTTGCAGGTGGATCAGTTCCGTCTTGCGGGGAACGTCCTCGATGTTCACCGGCCCTGCAGAGTAGGCGACGAAGAGGTCCTCTGCCTTGACCGGCCGCACCTGGATCTTGTTCAGGACCGGGTCGAAGTAGGTCTTGCTGAAGTCGCTGCCGTGGACCGCGACCCGCAGCAGCATCGCCGCCTTGTCCTCCTTGTAGGACTGGTCCTTCACGAACAGCGACCATTGCAGGTACTGACCGACCCGCTTGGCCCGCGCCGCCGTCTCCGGGTCCTGGGGGCCGACCGGGATGGCCGCGACCGGCATCCGAGACGGGAAGAACGACTTGTAGGCCCTGGCCTGGAACGAGTTGCAAGCCTCGGTCAGCAGGCCCAGGCTCTCGCTCGAACTGCCTTCCCAGGGCTTGTAGATGGCGCTGTCCTGCTGGTTGTAGACCGACACCCAGTCGGCATGCATGGCGTCCCAGCCAGACCGGGACATGCGGTCTGACTTGAAGTCCTCCAGGCAGATGGCGGCAATCTGGCGCCGTTGCTCGGCATCCAGGGACTCGGCGATGTTGACCAGGAAGGCCGACAGGGCTTGCCGGCGCTTCGGCTTGATCTTCTCGCTGTCACCCCGCCACTTGCGGTCGTTCATGCGAACTCATCCTCGAACCGGGGCAACCGCCCCTTGGAAGACTGCCACACCCAAGCCACCATCCCCGGCCCGTGCGCGTCCCACGGAATCCAGGGCGTCTCTTGCAGGAACCGGGTGAAGTCTTGCGCCTGGCAGAGAATGTCGCGGTCGGTCCAGAACGTCTTCTTCAGGTCCCCGACGCCAACTTCCATGGCGAAGTACTTCTCCGTCCCGTCTTGGTGCCTGGCGTTCTTGTCGAGCTTGCCCTCATCGAAATGGCACGAGTCGAAGGCATACAACCCGATCGAAGAGAACCCCAGGAACTGCCAAGCCAGGATCATAGCCCTGCCGGCAGACGAAGATCCGCCCCCCATGAGCATTTTCTTGTGATCCTCGGGCAACACCGCCACCTCGTTGGCCCCGACCGCCGCATGCCACCCGACCACCTTCCCACCGGTATCCAGAAGCCTCTTGGTGGTCGAGGGGTCGACCATCGACGCCACGAAGTAGGTCACTTCTGGATGCGCCTCCGGCAGAAGCTCAGCCCGCGGCACCCCATGGGTACTGATGCCCTCATGCGGGCGCGGGTCCAGCAGGACGCATCCGAAGGGAACGATCCCGGCTGCCAGGAGCTTGGCATGGGAGTGCTTGACGCAGAACAGGACGGCGCCCGAATTTAGTTCCATCCTGATGGCGTCCATGGTCTCGGGCAGATCGAGCGACGGCCCGGCCGACACGATGATCGCCCGGCGGCGATGCGGAAGGAGCGCCCGGACCCACTTCTTGATGAGCCCCAGGTTTCCCTGGATGTTGGCCTGGATGGTCTCGTTCGGGACGCAGTTCTGGGTCTTGACCAGCATGTTGGTCGAGTAGGCCCCGCCGGTCAGCGCCTTGGCCTGCTCCTTGGTCATGACCTCAAGTTCCCGCTGCCGGAACACGGGCAGGTCAGCCGGGATCGGATAGTCCTTCCCCACCGCCATGTGGATGAACCCGCCACCGGCGGCCAGTTCGATGCTCTCGAAGGCCACCAGATCGGTCACGACGGTGTTGATGCCGTAGCGGGTGGTATCGACATGCGCGCCACGCTCGTCGGACGAGTACCAGCCCCGGTAGATCACCGTCCTGCCTGCCAGCTTCTGGACCGCCTCACGCAGCAGCTCGACAGGCTGCATGTCGCAGTCCAGGACGATCACCGGGTCGTCGGTGATGGCATCCGGCTTGCAGATCTTCGCCACCTTGTCGCCAAGCAGTCTGGCGAGGATATCGGCGTTCGTCAGGGCAGACTTGCGGGCGCCCTTCTTGTGGACGAAGTAGTCGTTGAGGACCGAGTTCTCGAAGGCATCCAGGCCATACGGTCCACCGCCGATCGGGCAAAGATCGTGCCAATCGGACTGGAACGCCTGAACATGCGCCACGATCATCGCCATGAAGACATGGCTGTCGTGCAGCTCCGAGAGCTTCAGGACTTCGTCCTTTTCGTAGAACTCGACGTAGCGGCTGAGCAGGTGACCGCCCTTGCGCCGGAGGTTGAAGGACATGAACCCGCACTCCGGATGCGGAGCGGATCCGGCCCGAGACAGAAGCGCCCCGTCCTTGTCCTGCGGGCAGATCTGCATCAGAAATTCGGCGTTGATCTTCTTTCGGGTCTCGATATCGCCGTCGAGCCAGACGAGGTAATCGTAGTCTCTCGCAGCCGACAGGCCGACCTTCAGGGCGAAGATCTTGTGGGCAAACCGGAGCAGGTCCTGCCGGTAGTCGTAGCCCGGCGCCGAGGCATCCATGCGCCTGCTGGCATGTCTGGCCATGAAGTCGCGGAACCCCTGGTCCTGCGACAAATCCTCGTCCGTGACGATCGTCAGGTCCATGCTGTCATGGAAGAACTCGTGCGCGGTCTCGGCGAACCTCCTGCCGTAAAGTTCAAAACCAGCATCAGACCAACTCGTTATGACCATGATTTTCATTCGAATTTCCCCTCTGAGGCCAGCATGTGGTCGAACTCGCTCGTCCACCAGCCGGCAAATGGCACATCCTTCATGTGATCGAACCACGGGCCGCCCTCGGTGAAGTGCATGACCTTGGGCGACACCGACCTGTTGCTATGGCCTGCCAGGAAGTTCCAGCTCTCCGGCAGCGCCCCGATCTCGTTGTCCTGCAGCCAGGAAAAGCCATGCAAGGCCCATCCCGGCGCCGTGTTGACGTACTGAGCGGACAGCTTCTTGTTCGCCTCATGCCCGCAGTTCCACAGGATCACGGACGACCAGTTCTTCCGCGGGTAGTTCTGCTGGGCCTGGCCATCCATTTTGACCTGGTTGCGCGGCGCGTAGTTGTGCTTGACCACCATCACGGCGAACTTGTCGTCCGCCAGGCCAATCAGCTCGGCCACATCGCCCAGCCAGAGGATGTCGCAGTCGGTGAACAGCGCCCAACCCTTGTACCGCTGAAGCGCCGGCACCAGGAACCGGGTGAAGGCAAACTCCGTCGAGAACGGCTTGCCATCCAGGGTGTCGAACATGCGCCCCGTCTGCCCGTCAACCCGCCATTCCCGGTAGAACAGGCCGGAATGCCTCAGTTCGCCGTGCTTCAGGGCGCGGATGTAGAGCGGAACGGAGGATTTTCGCTGACAGGAGAAGGAACAGACATCGAAGGCGTCCTTCTCCCTGCTGTCGTAGCCGATCCAATACGGAAACGGGTCCATTTCAGCCCCCTGGGTCAAAGTTCAGCACAATTTCCGGTCCTCCAAAGGCCAAACTGGTCACGAATCCTTGCCACCAATCAGGACTCTGGATGGTCAGATGGGCGTTTCGGCCGTCCGGAAGCGTCTTCTTGGCCGCGCGCGTCGAAATCGCGAAGAACACGAACTTTTTGGCCCGGATCGAGGCATCGAACACGGCGGCAGCCAGTTCCTTGCCTGCAAGATGCTCCAGAACGTCGCAGCAGATGACCCCATCGAACGGCCGGAGCGCGTTGGGCAGGCTTTCGATGCCCTTGACGGCGGGGTCGTACAGGGTTGGCTTTGGGATGCCCCACTCCTCGTGCAGTTTCTGCTCGTCGTACTGCATCCCCTTGCCGCTGCCGAAGTCCAGCAGGGTCTTGGCGTCGTACTTCTGCACCAATCCCTTGATGATGCCGCTGTATTTCTTGGTGCTGTGGCCCGGAAAGTGTCCCTGGCTGTGCATCTGGCGGTAGAGTTCGACGTTGCTCATGTGACCTTCTCCGCCACGACCCACATGTCGCGGCCCTTCTGGTGAAATCTGGCGTCGTGGCTGGCTTCCTTGATCCAGAACCCGGCACGGTTCAGCTCGCGGATGAACTCGCTGACGGTCCAGACGTAGCGATGCGTCTCGTAGTCCAGCCGATCCCATTGGTTGCCGTAGAACTGGGTCTTGCCCATGTTCTGCTTGCCAATGGCGGTGTCGATGTGAGGGGCCTCCTTGCCCTTCAAGTACCACTCAATGCACTTGTCCAGGTCGGGCATCTCGACAATGAGCAGGCCACGATCCCGAAGCTTGCAGGCCCAGTGCTTCAGATTGTCGATGGTCTGCCAGCGGGTGAAATGCTCGACCACGTGAACCAGCATGATCTGATCGACGGTGCCGTCCAGGACTGGCAAGTCGCAGATGTCTTCGTAAATGTCGGGTTCGCCAGCGCCGCGGGCGGTGTCCCGTGCATTGTGCGGGTACTTGTCGATGTTGACCCACCCGTCGAAAAGTCGGCCGCCGCATCCAAGGTTGAGCCTGATGGGGTTGATGTTGCGCTCCCTGGCGTAGTCGTTGATCTTCATCTGACCAGCCTTTCGAAGGTTGACCACTTCATGTAGACGCGCGGCTCGTTGAGCTGCTTGCCCGGCTCGGGGTCGATTCTGACCACCAGGATGTCGGCGCTCCCGATCCACCGCTCGCCCGTTGCCCAGGCGTCCTTCTTCCGCTGCTTGGCCTCGACCAGGACGGGCTGACCGTCCCTGAGCCGGGCCTCGACATCGTGAGGAAAGGCGTCAAACGCGCCGCTGCCGGGCTGGCGTCGGGCAGTCAGGCCGAGTGCCTCGAACTGCTTGACGATCCATTGCTCCAGCTTCCGGCCTTTGGCCTTGGCCGACTTTGCCTTGATCATGCGACCCCCTTGCTGACGATCTCGCCGTTGTCGACCTCACAGAAGATCACGATGTTGCCTCCCATCTGATTTTTGATTGACCGACTACAGACTGCCAATCTCGGTTTTGCCTGTTCTGCCATTGCTTTGGGTTGCGCGCAGCCAATTCCGCAACAATCTTCCACCCCGCGCCCCGTAAGCTAGCGCCGCTTTCGGATTGAAGTGTGTAGGTTATCAATCGCTGATAGCCCATTGCCTTCGCGGCTCTCCAACACGTTTGATAAAGCATTGAGCAAGCGCCCTTTTGCGTATTTGGGGCAACGCACACTCGCAGCACCTCCAACGTAGAACCGTCTTGAGCACCACGAGCAACCGGCCTCCCAACAATTGCTACGCCAACCAAACCATCTGCCCCCGCGACGCCAACCGAAAACTTGTGACCAACTGGCGGCTTGTTGTGTCGATGGTAGCTTAAAATGAAGTCTTGGGCTTCTTTTAGACTGACCGGGACGATAACAAGTCGCCCTTCCATTATGCGACCCCCTTCCTGACAACGATCTCGCCGTTGTCGATCAGATGAAACAGCGCCTCGCCGGTCTGCATCTCGTCGATGGTGAAGTTTCGGCCGGCAAGATAGGCCAGGACCTTCTCGCGGTTCTCGTCCGTGAACTTGAAGTTTGGCCACCAGGTGTCCCTGGCCGTCATCAGGATCTGGATGCCACGCTGAAGGCACTCGCAGGCAAGACCGCTGTCGAACGAGACAAACCCGTCGATCGCCTCGAAGAACGACTCGTCCTTCTTGCCCTTGTCCATGACCTTGATCTCATGCTCTGGCCAGAACTCCTGGGCGACCCTGAGCCACTTGGCATCGAAGTCCGGAGGCAGACGGCAGTAGTGGACCATGAACTGGCTCGGCGGCTGGTAGGCAATGAACCGGCGCTTGTCCAGTTGCCTCCAGGGCAATTGCTTGACCGGCAGCTTCTTGAGTCGATACCGGTCCCTCGGGGATGGCTCGCGGTAGATGTTGCTGCGGTGTCCGCGGGAAAACCGGTAGTACCCCGTCAGGTCACCGGGACCGTGAGCGCCGCCGATCTGGCCATGGTCGACATGGATCCAGTGCTTGTTCTCTGCTCGGCAGCGGTTCTTGATGTCCGTCCCGCCGTGCAGGATGCCGTAGTGCATGTTGTTGTCGGCCAGCGGATGACCATGCCTGACAACGGTGGCACCGAAGAAGCTGTTGGCGATCGCCTCACCATCCTTGTGCGGCGGGTTCCACGGCAGGAAGAAGTTCAGCATCATGACGCAAAAACCTGCGGCTTCTTAAACGTGAAGTTCTCGTACCGCCGGTGCCGCATCAGCCTGGCAAAAATCTTCTCCGGGTCCTTCCCAACCACACCAGAAGACGCCTGGTTGGCGATGACGTACACCTTGTCGCGCCCATTAATCTCACCCGTCGGCACAACCATATTGAGCCGCTGGAGCTTGGCAATGGCCTGACGGGTGCTGTTTTCGTTCAGACTGTAGACGCTGACCAGTTCCGAGATCGTGAAATCATCCCCGTGATCAACCAGGATCTCGAACAATCGCATGTAGGCCGTATCTGTCATCTCATCCTCCTAGACCGAACAGCATATGGATCCCTCGACCCGCCACCAAATTGGCGCGCCAAGTCCCTCATTTCCTCGTCATAACGGTCCCGCGCTGTCGACACATTCGCATATGTCGCAATCGCGAAGCCGCTCATGTCGTAGATGTGGTCCTCTTGGGTTCTGGTCGCCGGTCCCTTGTCGGGTTCCAGCGTATCGAGGACAAGGCCCGGCACGGTGCGCCAGAAGTGCCTGCAGTTCGCCGTGACGTATAGCATAGGCTCCACGACGCCGTCATCATTTGGCTTGCCAATGAGCCGCTCAACGAACTCGGTGTAGTTGGCCTTCCTGTCCCGGCGCCCCTGCCGCAGCACGAACAGCCCATCGGTGGCCCGGCGCATGTTCTCCTGGGGCGACGGCCCGTCCTGGCTCGCCCACATCTGCGGATCCGCCACCCGGATGTCGATCGGCGGCAGATCCATCTCCTTCTCCATCTTCAGGATCTCGCGGGCAACCTCGCCGGACGACATCCGGCACCCGGTATCCGCCTCCCCCGACCAGCCGTACCACTCGGCAAAGTGGATCAGCGCCCCCTTCGGCAGGTGGCGATCCGGGAACCCATCCTTGCCTGCAAGGGTAGCTCCTTCGCTCAGGACCCACCAGCCGACGGAGAAGGGTTTTGCGGTCCCCCAGTCCATAGCCATGATGTGTGTCCAGTGTCTTGGGGGCTTGAATGGGCGGACCAGATGCTTCCCCCGTTCGAGCATGCTGAGAGCTGCTCCCGCCACCACATCCCAGTCGCCATCCCGCAGGGCCTTGGCTCGCTCGGCAGACAAGGCGGTGAAGGATCCTTCATAGCTGTCCACATCCAGGTGAGGGTTGTCCTCCATGCGGGAGGGTATGTAGAGGCTCGTCCAACCAGCGCTCTTCTTCGTCTTGGTCGTCCGGTCCCGGAACATCTGCAGCGGCGGCGCCTGATCGATGAAGATCTCGCGCAGCAGATTGTGGCTCGGCCCCCCAGGGTTGGACCCGATGACGATCCGCGGAAACATGTCCTTCTGCGTCGCCTCGTACCGGCCCAGTCGCACTCGCGTCCTGAGGAACTTGATCTGCTCCGGCAGGAACAACGCCCCCTCGTCGATCCCCAGCCAGTGCATCTCCGCGCCCTGGTACTTGAAGATGTCCTGCAGATCCTCGGCAAAGCAGAACTGCAGGAAGGCGTTGTTGTAGAACGACAACTTCCGATCCGTCTCCTTCCACACCGCCACCTCCGGCGGTATCCCCATCTGCTGGATCGGAATCAGATGGTTGTCCTTCAGCTCCGGGTACGTGCGGCGAAACAGATATGCCTGCAAGCCAGGGTTCTCCAGGCAGGCAATCAAGCCGTCCATCCTGAGCGCGTGGCTCTTCCCCCCACCCGCCGCCCCGCCAAACATGATCTGCCTGGCTCGAACGGCATGCAGCACCTGCTGCTTAGGGCTTGGCAGGTAATCCAGGGACCACTTGGCCATCCACCACCTCCGGGGTCACATCGATGACCCCATGCTTCGCCGCGATCGCCTGGTCCCGGCTGACATTGATCTCGATGACCAGCTTCTCCTGCGCCGCCTCCTGCCGAAACTCCTCCCTCGCCACGTTCCGCTCCAGCATCCAGGCCGACGCCCGCCAATCATCCGACTGCGTGATGTTCCTGACCAACCTCCTCGCCGCCAACGCCCTCGCCCGGCGAATCAACTGATCAAACCGCGGCTCCACCTTCCGCCACGACGCCACCTGCTGCGCGTCAATCCCCGCCGCCGGCGCCGCCAAAACCACCGGCATCCCCTCCCCCACATTATGCAGAAACTGCGCCACCTCCCCATACGGAAACAAGTTCCTGTCAAACCGAGGATAGTCAATGGCTGCCAAGCCATCCACCCACATCTCGAGACTACTCCCCCCAGGATCCACAACCCCCACAACCTTCGGTCCCTCCCAACCACCACGCTTCATCGCCTCGCTCCTCCTAAAAGAAGAAAACCCCTCTACCCTCACACCAAACTCCCGATCAGTAAACACATACCGCCTATGCAGCCAAGACATAGATGCCCCAGCCTCCCAAAGCACCCTCACCACCTCCCAGTCAACACGAGACCAATCAGCAGGGACACGTGGAGGTTGTGGCTCTAAAATGGGCATTTTTCTATTGGGGGACAGGGGGTTGCGTGAGAACACGCACGTAGCGCGCGCAGGCTGACTTCGCAAACCCCAAGGCCGGGGGGGGTCTGTCGTTGTCGCTGCCGGTGGGAGGGGGTCGCCGCCGATGCCCGCCGCGGCTTCTGCGCCACACTGTGGCGACCTTGCCACACCCAGACGGCCGCACTGTGGCCGATCCGCCACACTGTGGCAACCGTGCAACGCTGGGCCGCTAGGCGGATAGTCGCCGAGTGTGGCCGATCGGCAACGGTAGCTGGCACGGGGATTGATGCGAGTCGGTCGCAGCGAGAGTGTTATAGTATAACATCACGTTTGCCAGGCGAAGGCGGAGTGACCTTGGGCCGTCGTGCTTGTCGCGCCGCTAGATCGGCGCAGCAGGCGCAATCGAGCGGCCGGCCGATCAGCTGCAGCGTCTCTCCTTACGTACTCTCCCATCTATGGGCATGGGAGTATGGAAGGGGGAGCTTCTCTTTTGGGATCGCCTTTGGACCGATCATGGGCGACTAGTCGCGACATATGCGACGATGCGTCGTTATTGATCGATAGCGCTTGACGCGCGCCCATTGTGCCTCATATGCTCCCATTGTCGGCATTGCGCCGATGAACAACGGAGGGAACATCATGCAATCTGCTATCCTATGGCGCGGCCCGTCGGAGTTAGACGGCGCGCCAATCGCCATCATTGCGACCGGACTTGCCGGCGCCCGAAACCGGAAAACCGGGCCCGGCCTGATCCAGACATATATCATACGGTCGGATCTACCGCCGATCGAAGCCAGCCGTAGCGGCGCCGATGCTTCGATTTGTGGGGACTGCCAGCATCGCGGCCAGGCTGACGGTACGCGCGCGATCGGTCGATCCTGCTACGTTAATCTGTCTTGGGGCCCGACGACGGTCTACCGGACTATGGTTGCCGGCAGATATGATCACTTGGACGTTGAAAGTGCCGCTGACTTGTTTCGCGGCCGGCGGGTTCGGCTTGGGACCTACGGAGACCCTGCAGCGGCGCCGATTTCGTTCTGGGATGCGCTGCTAGTTAACTCCGGCCGGATCACCGGATATACCCATCAATGGCGTAGGTTCCCCGAGTTCTCTTCATATTGCATGGCAAGTGCCGACTCCGCCGCCGATCGCGCGGCCGCGCGCATGCTGGGGTTCCGGACGTTCCGGGTTCTGACCGATCATGACACGCTGGACCGACACGAGGTTGCGTGTCCCGCAAGCGCTGAATCCGGGCATAAGACGACATGCGACGCCTGTCTCGCATGCGGCGGCAATTCAAGCCGCGCGCGGGCGGATATCGCAATCCGCGCGCATGGCGTCGGCGCCGATCATTACTTCCGCCGATCGAGCCTGGTGGTGGCGTCGTGACGCTGATCGGGCTGATCCTGAAAGGCGTCATTGGCGCCGCTGTCTTGTGGGCTTTCATTGCCTTTATTTTCGCCGCAACTCCGGGGATGTGACCATGCAGAACATATCGCTTCCATATCGCACGCCCAGCGTTCGGGCGTTGTCTGAGCTAACGAGGGGGGATATGGCCATTGCGCGCGACGTCAAGCGCCTGTTGCTGGCGCCGCGCGTCGACCTCGAGGACTTCCTCGGCCATGATGCCGACGAGGTCCGTTATGGCCATCCGACGCAATATCTGCGGATGGCGGCAGTAGACAGGCTGATCGAAACGCACGGCGTCGAGACTTTCAGAACCAAGCGCCGCAATCTGCGGGTGATCTACTGCAACGCCGGCGATACCTACGCCCCGACGCTACTCCGCGTCGGCCGACACTACCGCGTCGGATGCTGGGGCGACATTGCCGAGCGATATGGCGCTCGCGACTAGCGTATCGGGCGCCGCGGTCCCCAGCTGCGGCGCCCCTCTTCCCACCAGGCGGCGCCGGCAACCGGGAAGAAGGACCGGCGCCCTTGTTCCCGCCCATCCAGGACCCATGCGATAGGTGCATATGGGGTTTCCCGCGGGCGCAGGGCTGGATGGAGGGGAATGGGTTGAAAGAGGGGGGATTGTTCTTTATGTACCAATTGCAACCGAGGAGGATTAAATGTCTTGGAACTACGTCACCGTCACGATCGGCGACGACCCGCCGCGCCGGGTTTTCTTCCCCGACTTCGCCCAGGCCAACGGTGGCGATGTCACGGTTGACGTGATCGATCAGATACGGGCGCGCGGCTTCGCGACGCTGGAGGGCGGTGCCGGGCCGGCCGTCCACATTACCCCGGCAGCGGGTTATGTGAAGGCGCCGCCGGCGTACATCGCCGAGGAGATGCGATCCCTGCTCCGCGCCATGGATTGCATGCGGGCGGAATCCGCCACGCTGGAGCGCGAAGAGGTCAAGGGCGCCGATTGGCGGCAACGGGCCGAATTGAACCGGCGCCGCTTCCACAGCCTGCGCTCCCAATACGTCGAGCTTCAGGATCGCTATTGCTGACGGTCCCGGCTGCCGCTCCACGCGGGCGGCAGTGGGGAGCGCCAGGCTCCAGTCATTCAAAGGAGGAACAGCAGATGAACCGTAACGACAAGCTCGCCTTTGCCCGCGCGCTCGCAACGCAGGGCTTTACGTTGACCGTCGATCGGCCGGATATTGAGGTCGAGGTCTGGCAGATGTCGCTGGGCGGCCGCATCATGGCCAAGGCGTTCATCGGCAAGGCCGGGAAGCCGGCGTGGTTCTACTCTTTCAAGTCGCAGGCGGAGGTCGATCGCCATGTTGAGGGCCTCGTCTCTTCCCGCGTCTCGTCGCTCGCCTACAAGGCCCAGCGTAAGGCCGAGGCGCGGGCGCCCGTGTCGGTCGCGGTCGGCGACATCTTCCGCGCGATGTGGGGCTATGAGCAGACGAATATCGACTATTACGAGGTCACGCGGGTGATCGGCGCCGCGACGGTCGAGCTGCGCCAGATCGCATCCGAGCGGGAAGAGGACGGCTATATGACGGGCCGCTGTGTCCCCTGCCCCGGAGAGTATGTCGGCGAACCGACGATCAAGCGCGTCCTCAACCGCAGCGGCCATCCCGCGATCAAGATCGCCAGCTATTGCACCGCGTCGCGACTCGAACCGCAGATTGTCGCCGGCTGCAAGGTGTACGGGTCAGACAGGTTCAGCACCTACGC